AAACTTTTTCACCCCTTTGAATTAAATCAACTTCAGATACAGTGGCATAAGTATTAGAATCAGTGCTCTTGTAAATTGTTTGACCTTCAAGATTAAGTGGGTTTCCGCTCAATACTTCAGTTAAGATTACTAATCTTCTCAAATTATCAGCAGAAGATGGTTTAACTAAGTATTTTTCGAGATCAACTACCTTTGGACTTTCACCAAATAAAACACCGAATAAAATTCTAAAAGATTCTTCAGTACCTTTTGATTGGTAGAATGTCTTTGCTTCTTTTATAAAGTTACGAACATCAATGTTTGAGTCAAATTCAAAACCCTCTAACCCTGGAGATAGAGCATACTTTAACTTTTTATAGAATTGATGTAAAAATAACGAACTAAGATTTGATACACTTGCAGAAGCTGTGTGAGATGCTGCAGATGATTCACTGAATATTAACTCACCCTTGTTATATCCATAATCATATCCTGTTACACCAGAAAATCCACGAACACAACCTTGGAATTCTGTTGAGGTTTTACTAGTATATGTGATGATTTCATCATCAATTTTAAATAATCCGTAAGATTCTGGGTATCCCTTGGTACTTGATACCTGAATTGTTGTAGTAGAACTATCAATATTTGAAGATAAAGTGGCTCCATCAACTATTACCTCAGGAAGTAATGAGTCGATGTTCAAATATTGATCTAAATTATCAGACAGGTCTACTGGACCTCCCTGATATTCTTGTGAAATATAATATTGTTTTAAAAATTCAGAAAATTTTGGATTATCACTTACAATAAATTCAGGTAATTGACTATCAATAATATCTTGAATTTGTACCCTGGGAGAGAAACCAGTTTCTATCATATTACAACCTCTTTATTTCTCCGTTTGAATAGCTAGATCTATAATAATTTTCAGACGTAAATATGACTCCAGACATATCATCGCCAGATGCAATAACATCTTTAACGATATTTATCTCACTTTTATCAATACTAAATGTGAGATATAAATCTTTCAATCCAACGACATCATTTGACTCTGGGAATGCTTGAATTTCAATAACATCCCTTGGCAATTCAGTTTCCGTGATAATAATTGTATTTAAAATAACCTCACCTCTTTCATAATCAACTGTTCCAGCATCCTGAACTACAATTGGAGTTTTTCTTTCGCCAGAATCATCTATTCCTATATCTTTAACAATTGCAAGAGATCCTGTCTTGTAGTCATCATTTGGAATATCTGTCAAGTAAACAAAATCAGTTTCACCTAAGACTTTAAATCCTGTGGACTTAATATTTTTACCATCTGGATTCACATGGAATCTATTTCCATAACATATTTCATATTGAGCTTGAGCATTAATTAATGCTTTCAAATCTCTCCTAATTCTAACTTTAGTAATGTTTGAAGTAATACCTTCATCAGTGTTATCAATGACTTGTTGAATTTTACTATACTTAAATCTTCCACCAAAAGAATTTAAGTCTGTAGAATTTGAATATGTTGTGAGTGCATTCAATACTCTGGTTTTTAGATCACCTGTATTTGAAATTTTAGAATTATTAAAATATACTGATGAGTCAATCTCAACATAAAGTATTTTGAGATCAATAATTTCAGGATCAATACCTGTTATAGAGTAAAGTTTTAATTTATTTTTAATTTCCTGCTTATTAAAATCAGAAATGAATGTGCCGTTTTTTGGTTTAATACTTATGTAAACTTTACCAAACTCTGGTGGATCTAATTCTTCTCCACCAATAACTGATGCAGATTCAGTTTGTGGGAAAATTTTAGATTTAATTATAGACTCATAATCACTCGCAGTAACCGCTCTGTACTGTGAAGAATAGAGGCGTGGAGCATAGTTCTTTATGGAATCTACACTCTCTATCGCAGACCCATTTTGAGCGGCATTCACGGTCGTTACAGAACCAGTTGTAGCAATAAGTGGATTATTATTTTCATCTAAAAATGCTCCAGCAAAAGCAAAGTTAGATGCACCATTACCATCTACACCATTAGTAACAATGTAAGTTACTGTTATGACATCTCCATCTGATAGTTTTTTGCCAAAAATACCATCCCCGAAGAGAATTTCATACTTTTCATCTTGAATTTCTTGTATTAAGAAGATCTCTGAAGAACTATCAACATCAAAAATGTTATCAGCCAAACTGAAAGGACTTCCAAGTCCAGTATCATTTGTGGACTTGACATAAAGTTTAATTGTTGAAGTATCAATAAATGAATTGTTTAGTATAAACTTTTGATTTATTGAACCATCATATGTAAACTGCTTTTTAAGGAACGTTCCCTCTCTAATTTCTAAGTCTGTAAAGGTAGCCACACCATTTATTACAGATGCACTAATATCTTCTGGTACTGAGAAAACGTAAGAAGTGTCTGAGACTGTCCCAGTACACACCAGACCCGCCTGTAAGGTCATTGTTTTGGTATCACTGTCCGTTTCAGCAGTGAATGCCACAGACGCAGTAGGGGCGGTTCTAGAGCGTGGTACGTATCCAATGTTTCTTGCTAACGAAACCACATTTTCTCTTAAAGTAGCAGACTCTAAGAAGGATTCGTTAACAACTAAGTTGGAGTTGAAAGCACTAATATATGTGTTATACGCTAAAGTGTCGATTAAGACCGAAAAGTTTGATCCTTCAAAATCAAAATCAGTGAAAGTTGAGTTTGATCGAAGATAATCTTTAATCGATGCTTTTATTTGATCGAAATCTAGGTTAGTATATTTTGTGAAAGGCATTTTTTATCCCGTTGCCTCTAAGATGAATGAAAACTCTTGTGTTGGAGCTTCTTGTCCAACGATATTGAATGATACAGTAGCTTCAAATTCATTTACATCTGGTCGTGGAAAGACATCTACCTCAACATTTTCAACTCTAGGTTCAAAATTTTGAATTACATTCTTAATTTGATCACGAATTACAGATGCTGTACCTATATCAACAAATTCAAACAAACTAGAGCGCACGTCCGATCCCAATTCAGGTGAAAAAAACCTTTCATTGGGTGTAGTTTCGACTAAATTTCGAATTGAACGTATAATTGCACTCTCATTTTTGAGAATGGTGATGTCTTTTGTTACTGGATGGGCATCAAAGGATAAACTGATATCTTTAAATGACCTGGATACCCTCTTTACTGCCATTTTTGGTCAAATGTAAATGAAGATTGTTCAATTATTTATGAGCTTATCTTCTATTTTATCCAAAAACCCTTTCTAAGGTAGTCTGGATCTTCAACATACTGATAATTTTCCATATTTTCCACTTCTTGGTCGTTCCAAACGGGAATTGCAACCGAATTTCCGTATCTAAAGTCAGGATTTCTCCTAAAATGCACCTCAATTAACTTATCACCAATGAATTCACAGTTAATCCAACCGTAACGATACAATCCAATGGTCGTTAAAATATTAGGATATGGTATTTCTTTATCTATTTTTTCCCATTTAGTAAATTTATAAAGATTATTCTCATCCTTATACCCTTTAACAATGAGTCTTTGTCTTTTTACATGATAATCAACAGAATGTTCCTGCATCCATTGAGGATAACATCCAGTTCTATCTTCATGATACTCATAATCAACTGAATAATGATCTCCTTCAAACACCTCACACCAAAATTCACCAGGATGTAGGTGTTCAGTATCCTTTTCTATATGTTCAATACGTGCATAACGTCCCATTCCCATGAAATTCATACATGGGCGCACAATATAAAAACCAGGTTTAGGAACTTCCAATCCCGCAGGACCACAAGTATAACCTAAACGCTGGCTTAAGAACAGTTTGTTGTATATCCATAAATGCTGCGGAAGGATGCGGTTCCACTCTTCCGCAACAGTTTGGGCGTACACTACTTACCTTGACCCCTCAGGCGCTTACGAGCACCATTACGAGACGACGCGGCGTACTTCGTATGTTGTCCACTTCCTTGACGAGTTTTTTTCGGGGTAGATTCAATTTTATTTCCCCCCGAGAGACTTTTGCGCATTGCCATTAATTTTCACTCCTAATAATTTTAGTTTCTAATTCCTCAGTTAAAGGAGACCCAGTGTTATAAAATTCTTCAGCCAGGTCTTGCATAGCATCAAAATACTCATCTTCTGTAAGGTTCTCATGGACGAGTTTGCCCTCACGGTAGATGTTGTATGTTTCTGTTACCATCTCAAATAACTCTTGACTTCTCGTGCCCAACGCGAATGCGAGGATCACACCAGATATCAAAGCCTGCTTCCTTTGCATCCAAACAGAATGATACATCTTCTCCGCACATATCTTGAACCTCACCAGATTCAAAGACTTGCATCTTAGGAGCAAACCAAGGATATGGCATACCTTCGTCTTCGAAGACACCATGCTTGATCAACAACCATCCAAAACCAGTGTAGTCCACAGTAAATGGTTTGCGACGCTTGGAAATACTCTCAACGGTTTCATGATTCATCACTCCACCATTATTACGGAAGTCATCCTCTTCTAACCAGTGAGCAACAGAGGTCGTTACACCATCTTCAGTCGCATACCAACCACCAGCAATATCTTTGTCCATCAAAACCAGCTGCCAGAACTTTTCAGAATTGAAAACAATATCTGAGTCAATCCACAGTTGATAATCATATTTCAGTCTACCATCCCAGGGAACTTGATTGGGTCCACGCAAGACGTTAGCACCAAGACACTTACAACGTGCAAAGTTTACCATCGAAGAATAATCTTGCGAAATTTGGATGCTGGCGCCAGCCTGTACCAAGTCAAAGCAAAGTTGTACGAAGTTCTTTAGATATGTGTAAGAAACTCCTCTACCTGGCAAGCAGAATACAACGGACTTCCCCCGCACCATCTCTTTGGCTTTATCATAATCCCATTCTTGTTTCTTGGGAGTTGCTGCCTGAGCAGAGGCAAGTGGCGATTTTGCCTTTACTGTAAATCCTTTAGTCATAGTTGAAATCGTTTACGTCACTATCATACGACACTATCTATAAGATGTCAAGAAACCTCTTTCTGCTCTGTGAGTATTACATCACCACCATCAATTTCTAACCGCAACTTCGTACCTTCGTACCATGCAAGGTCATTGACAACCCATTCAGGTAATTGCAGAGTATACTCATCAGTTACCTGATCGACCTCTACGGTTAAAATATCTCCGGAATTTTTTTGCATCTTTTAAGAATCTGCATCTTGTTTTTATATAGCAAATATAAAATTCTAAATGAACCTTTTGATACATTTTTTGGGGCGAAAAAAATTTTGTACCCCCTGTGTAAATCAAAGGCGTTTTATATTTACCTCGCGATCTGGGTCGTTTATAGCTTATAGGGACCCATCGCTTTTTAACATCAGGGGGCGGAAAACCCCCCGACTGTGTAACACGAACGAATCAGAGTTCGCTGAGCATCTCATCCATTTCGTCGCGGTCGATCGCTGGATCATCCCACCGCAGACCGTCGCCGTTGGTCTCACCGTATGCCTCAAGGTAGGGAATGAGGCGGTCATATCCGCTGTGCCCATAGACGCGGGCGGTACGGTAGAGGCACTCATCGTTTCCGATCCAGAGGGAAGCGCACCAGGTCTCCCAATTTGCCCATCCGTTCATCGTGTCGCTCCTGTGTGGTTGACTTCCATATGATACAGCCGCCAGGGCACGAACCCCACGAATCGTACCACCTGCTCAGGCGGCACAAGCTTGTTTAAACTTAGTGTTTGCAAAGTTAGCAACACTGAAGCGCTGACGATTGACCAACTTAAATGTTCCCAACCGTGTGCCCATAACATAACCCTCAGCATCGATTCTATCCTGTCCGATGTATGCTTCAGGTCCGTTCAGTTGACGACACTGTGAGAGCAATTCTTCCTTCAAATAAATCACCAAACCGTAGAGGTGCATTAGTGACTCTTTACCTAAGAAGTCTTCGTTTGTGAGTGGATAACCCTCACGCAGGGAACGGTTCACATTCTTTTTAATCTGTGCTGCTTCCTTATCAGAAACAAACTCCACAGTAGGGATCAGCTCTTGGATCATATCTACCACGGGAGGCAACTCAAACTGTTCATCCAGTTGACCAACATAACCCGAAAATGTTCCTGCGTCAGGTTGTACAAAACGGCAGGCAGAATTGCTCTTTAAGTAATAATCAAGAGGCGTTGCGATAGCATCACGCAGGTCAGAGATTGCAACGTATTGAGTATGCGGAGCAACAATGATTTCCTCTTGAATTACTTCATCAAAGCGGTACGTGATTGTGTTGGGAGTATATTCGTCAGATCCACCGAAACCGATAAAATCCCCCTGGAAAATGCTGTCTGTATGAGGCAACCAATCAAGACAATTGTGCAGAATGTTTGCAACTTCGCCCACGTGGTTTTGATCGATTTCTTCATGAGAATGATTGATTTTGATTTTTACTTTGTTAAAGACACTTTTGGTCCCAACGAAGAACTTACCGTTCGCAGGGTTTGTACCCCAAACGATCGCAGGAGCGCCATCAATTTTGACGCTTAAGTGTGGGGTTTGATTGATAGCTTTGAGAAAACGCAGATCCCCTGTCAGGATGGTGTCCTCAGGGTGTTCGATGTGGAGGTTTTGTTTTTTCATATCCGGATTATAGGCACAAAAAAACCCGCCTGGTAGGGCGGGTGTGACAGTTGATCAGGCGAACACGTAACCGCTGACGAATTCCTCAGTCTTCCAGCAGGACTGAGCGCCAAGGTTACCAACCCAACGGCGAACGTACCAGGTCCAATCCTTTTGGAAGACGCCCTCGCCAGCATAGCAGAATGCATCACACAGAGCGTTTAGACGGCTTTTGGTAGTGTTGGACTGCCAGCCCCCATCAAAAATCTCTAGGGAGTCTTCCGTCACGGTTGCGATGTGGTTCCCGTGAAGGTAAACCATGGAGTTTCCCGATTCGGCGTCAAAGGTGACGCAGGTATTGGCGCTGGTCCAGTTGCGGTTGCCTTGAATGGCAGCGATCATCTGGGATTCGATTTTGCGCATGGGGTCGTTTGTTTGACTTGATAGAATAATAAGCGATCTGAGAGGCAGTGCCAAAAAATTGTGACACTACGCCGACTGTCACTCCCCGAAGAAAGCGAAGTGGGCATCCAACACGAAATCAATCACCTCGTCTGTGGCAGAGCATTCGAACCGGTCGCAGTACCAGTCCAGTGCCATCTCAGCGGATGCCATCGTGTCAAACATAAAATCCTGCAGTTCCATCAGGCGATCAGTTTGGAGAGCGTAGGAACAGGGGTCGGTGTAGGTTGTTTTCATGCCCCTATTATAAGCACGGGTCGGCACGGTTTGGGGTCCGCCTTGTGCCAGCTGGTGAATTGGTCGGGCAGCTGACTCAGTTTGTGTTAGTTTCCTCCAAAAGATAGTCTGCAGATTCTTCAATTAGTTCCATCAGTTCATTATCACTCAGAGTGTCATAATACTCATCCAGTTTGCGTGTCGCATATTCTATCAAACCGTCCATATCCATTCCATCAATAATGTCGGCGGCAAAGCGCAGTTGAAGTTCCTGACGGTTCATGTTCATTTGGTGGGGAAGTTTTTGCAGACGGCATCACATAGGACGCGAATGATGTCATCACTCACATCACCGAATTCAGATCCGAATTGTGATAAGATCCGTTCCTCAACGATGCATTCAATATCCTCCATTAGTTGTTCACGTTGCATCAACATTTCCAAATTGGGGTTTTTGTCTGCCATTGGGTTTGTGTGATCGAAGGTGGATACGAAAGCCATCAATAATCGGTGTTGCCGTTGATATACTCTTGGACATCAAACTTTTCTTCTTCGATGTCAAAAATCTCACCAGGCATATCATTCAACTCCTGGAAAAGATCGGTGTCGAAAGTGTCGAAATCCATGTGTTTTTTGAACTTGATAAAACAATAACCCCTCACGCCGCCAGACGCAAGGGGTAGTGGACGGTTACTCAAGCGGCATAGGCAAACTGATAACCAACGGCATTACGGATATTATTACTTTTCTCCAGAATCTCTTGGCGGTTGTTATAAACAACCTTGCAACCTTCGATGAAGTATTGCCCAAGAACAATTGCGGTGATGGTAACACGAACCGCAACGATTGCGAAAGTTTCTAACATCATCGACAGAACGTTGAGTGTTTGAAACAGGGTGATGATTGTGTTGTTCATTGTGAAAAATTGTGTGGGGAAGTTAGTAACATTTTTCGACCCACAAACTAACAATAACCCCTCACGGACGGATCCGCAAGGGGTAGTGGACGGTTCACGAACTGGCACATCATATGATGCATTTGGTTCGGCTTTGAATTATTGATATTTACATAGCGATTTAAAACACATCGCTATAATCTTTCACACTAACATCGACAACTTCATCTCCTTCGAGACCTAGAACATCGCTCCATTCGATGTTATCGAGGTCTAGATCTTCGTAACACTCTATGTCTAGCGTTACACGTACTAGGCGTTTTGCGTGCGTGATCATGTGTCTAGATGCGTATGTGTGTGTACTAGATTATATCATGCATAATGCCTGTATGCAAGCGCATCGAGATCGTGTGCGTCTCGCGCATAATCCTCGTCGAGATCATATGCATATGCTGCACTCTCGTCGAGATAATATGAGCTAGATGTAGGCTCGTCGAGATCATATGATAGCTCGAAAGCATAGTCGAGATCGTAGTCGTCGTAGAACATAGCTCGTCGAGATTGTGTGGTTAGACTAGATTATTATAC